GAGTTCGAAGCATCCATCGTACCCCGTGAGGCGTACATCTCCGTTGTCATCCCAGTAGATTTCGAGGATGCCTTCGGCATGGAAGTAGTCTCCCCCTGTCTCTACGTCGTAGGTTTCGTACCATCCACCATAGTGGTGGTTCGGGTCAACCGAAATGGTAGTGTCCATGACCACGTTCTCTGCTTCGCAAAGGGTCACGTCATACGCCGTCTGCATTGATACATACGGAAGGGTTGTCTTGAAGTCGTGCTTGAATTTCATGCTTCGAGTTGTTCTGCGTCGTTAGCCCAACGTACGAGTTGGTCGATGGCAAGGTCTGCCGTGGCAGTGCCAGCTTGCGGTGTGTTCGAGAGGATGGATGCCATACCCTTCACGTCGTCAGGTACAAGCCGAGCGCACCGATTGAGGTCATTGAGTCGCTTCCCAAAGTGGAAGTCGTTGAGGAACAGCACAGCCGCACCTACTGGTCGCTTGAAGAAGTTATCCATTGTATTTGTCGTTGATTCGGTTTTGTGTGTCCTCACAGCACTCAACCCATGCCTCCATGTTGATGAGGGAGATACCCTCGCGTCCATTCTTGTGGTATTCAAGGATTTCTTTCTTCTGCGAGATGTAGTGGTCAAGACCGCGTTGAAGGCAGTCCAAGATGACCAACTGCACGAGTGCCCCGTGCTTGTTGTACCCCGTCATGAGGTGGCTGATGAACTCGTCGTTCGTCATGTCTTTGATGTTTTCCATCGGGTTGAAGTTTGAAGTTTGACATTGAGAGGTGTTGTATATATACTCTCTTCACTACGTTCAGAGAGAGTATATATACTAACACTCTCTATTATTGGTAGGCGGCACAGCTTTCAACAGCAGTACCACAAGATGAAAGGAATGCGAGGCACAGCAGTGCGGCCATCCACGCAAGGAAAGCGAGGAAGGCGTAGTTAGGTTTTTTCTTCATGTCAGCTTGATTTCGTGGTCATTCTTGAAGTCCCAAATGGCCTCCTCTCCGCGCTCCTTACCCAAGGCGATTGCCTCTTTGAGGTTGAACACGATGTCGGAAACCTCGATAAAAGCATCTCCTCCCCAGTTCACCCATGCACCGATTACCTGCGTAGTCGTGTCAGGCTGACGCTCCATGAACTCGATTTTCAAGTCCATGATGGCCTTGAACTTGTTGAAAGACAAGTCGTCGTTGTACACGCATTCGACGGATTCCGTCGCGCCACCCACCGCATACGCTTCCCGTGTGGGGTTGTAGCCGTTGAGGTCTTTGTCAACGGAGAATCCGTTGCCGCTCTGCACGTTCATGTAGCGCAGAAGCATGAGGTCATGATGTTTCATCGTAGATGGTTTTTGAAGTTTGAAAAATAGAGCCGCAGACAGGATTCGAACCTGCTCCTCCACTGCGTGGCGACTTGCGCTGTCGTTCGTCCACACAATGGCGTGCTTTCCGTTACACCATGCGGCTTGCGGGCTACGCCCATCAAAGCCACGTTCGCTTTGACACAGACACCTCGGTTCATTGGCTCTGCCAACGTGCTTCACACTTGTCTACCCCCTATTCGACCAAAGGTCAGGTCAGGGTGCTACCTTGACAAGTGCTTCACGCGGATTGTCCGTCCACATATTGCCGAGATGTTTCGTCCATTCAGGACTCGTCAGTGTGCCTGAAATGCCTGTTGGCATTCTTCGCAGGTGTGCCTGCTTTCCGCACTTTCGTCGGTGGGCACAAAGTCTGCAAGGCAGATGGAGCAAGGCTTCGTGTCCATATCAGCAGTCGATAAGGTCAGCCAATGTCATCTGCTCGTCGCAGGTGAGGTCGTCCCACGCCGCTGTGTTGGCGAGGATGTCCATAGGAAGGTGGCTGTCGAGGAGGTCAGCAAGAAGCTGACGGCGGATGTGCTTATCCATGAGATTGAAATTTGAAGTTTGACATTGAGAGGTTCCGTATATACACTCTCTTCACTACGTTCAGAGAGAGTGTATATACTGGAACTCTCTAACAGATTAGCCGTTGAGGAACAGGTCCACCGCGTCCCACACCACGTAGGCCGCGCAGGGCACGAGTGCCAGTGCACACAAGAACACGGGGACCGATTCGAAGTAGTCGTAGAAATTCATTTTCAATGAATTAGAGTTAGACAACTAACCCAAAGGGTTAGACTTGGAAAGGTACTTCATCCAACCCAACTTCGTTGGAAGGGGTCGGCAGAGTCGTAGACTCCATGTGCACAGCGAGCACTGCGGTGAGAGCCTCGATTTTAGCTTCCAAAGAAGCTACTTTGTCAGCAGTCTCCGATTGAGCTTTCAGCTCAGCTTTCTTGGCTGCTCTTTGAGCAGCTCCAGTAGCTTCGCTAACGGCTTTGGCTGACTTTGCAGCTTCCTTAACGGAAGCTGTCTTAGCCTTCTTCGAAGGCTTGATTGGACCAACTTCGTTGGTCGCGAGGGCTTGGCGGTCTTGGCGGTCTGCCACCTTCTGTGAAGGTGTCCGCTTCGTCGTCTTACGACGACGCTTCTTGCCAGCCTTCTTCGAAGGCTTGTCGACAACCTCATCGAGGTTGTTGATGAAGTCCAAAGCTTCTGAAAGAAGCTTGACAGCAAGAGCCTTACGGCTCTTGGTTGGACGGAAGGAAGCTTGGTTCACTGCCTTACGGCAGTCTGAGAAATTGAAATCAGTCATCGTAGATGAAGTTTGAAGTTTGACCTCCGAAGGGCGACTCTCGACCCTTAGGAGTTAGTAGAGAAGTAAGAGAGTCGTAGACTCCTCTCTCTTACTTCTCTACAACTCTACTTTGGCAGCTTCTTACTCTACCCTTGGGTAGAGTAGTTTGGAGGGAATCTCGGGAGTCCTGCGTAGCTCCGCTTCCTGCGTCTCCCCTGCCTTGCACCGCTCTGCCAATGGTTCAGTGTCCATTCGGTTTGGGGTTATACTCTAACCCTGTTAGAGTAAGGAGGTGATTGTCAGCTAGTTCGGTATGACTGCTTACCCTTCGGGTACTTCCCTGCCTCTCAACCTCTACTGAAAGTAGAGCCACTTAACCTGCTGACTTGTAACAAGTTACAAAAGGTCAAATGTTTTGCGCAACTATCGAAGATAGTTGAGGGAGGGGGGTCAAAAACTTCGTTTTGGTGTGCGCGTCTGCACGTGTACAAGTACGTATAATCCCCACCCTCTATATGACTCACCCATTTTTTCGCTGCTCTTGATCAGATTGACTTCGAGATGCAAATCTCGCAAAAACATGTAACACCTTCGTTTACAACAACTTGGAAGCCTTCCTATAAAGTGGCACTTCAGTCTTGACTTTTTAAATTTTCCTTTATACCTTTACGGCATCGAAGCGATTCAGATGTGATTAAGCACCCAAAGATGGTTTTTGTGTGTACACAGATGAATCCTTTTTCTTTATGGCGCGAGAATAGTTGTATCCAAACATGAGAGTAGTAAAAAAGGGGGATCCTAGGACAGTAAGAGTTCAGTCCACCACCACAACCCAGGCTAATCAGAAGTCCAAGAAGGGTAAGTCTAAGTCAAAGACTAAGTTTAAGGATAGTCAGAAGGTTACTGACCTTGGTACTGGAGAAACTGTAAGCAGTGATACTGTCCAAGTCAACAAACAGGGCAAGATCAAGAAGTTCAAGGAGACTACTAAGATCAAAAACAAGCAGGGGGAGCTGTTGGTGAAGCAGGTTGGCAATAAAAAGGGCAGCAAACTCCGAGTAACTAGTACTGGTCGTAAAGCTGGCTACTGATGAGAGGTGTTAAATACGCTCAGGGAGGGATGAAGGTCAAGAAGACCAATGGAGACCCCCCAAAAGGGTACAAGAGGGACGCCGATGGCTATTTGTCGCCGCTTGATTGGTCGGAATTTCATGATGAAGCTGCTTCTGACACGACTAACTACGTAACAGACGCTTCTGAACGTATTCAGAGGCAGATGCAAGCAGAGAGTGGAGGGGAAAGGGATCCTGATAAGGCTGTTTCACCAGCAGGTGCCCGTGGGAGATGGCAAATCATGCCTGCTACTCAAAAAGACATGGAAGATAGAGGCCTTATCCCTACTGGGTTGGACCCTTTCAATGCCGACCACAGCAGAATGATGCGTGATGCTAAGGTCAACGCGCTTATGAAGCTGCCTTTCATTGCAAATCCACCACAGAAGATTCCAGAGGTGAACAAGCTGGCTCGTATCTACTCTTCTTACAACTTTGGAGAGGGGAATACCATCAAAGCTCTTAAGAAGGCGAAGGGGGAAGGAGTCGATATTTACAGTGACCCGCGTCTGTGGATGGAATACCTTCCAGCGGAGACAAGGGGGTACCTCAATAAGATACTTTTCGATTAAAGAGAAGTGGTTATATTTGCGGTATGCCAACTATAACCGTTACAATCAAAGAAGAGCTCAATCTCAACGGGATTGAAAGGGGTAACGAGACCGTTTTAACCGTAGACTCTATTGAGCAAGTCATCAATAGGGTCATACGTGTTACTACGACCGAGGAAGACCTGCTCAACATCCAGGCTAGCAGGCCTGACGCAGGGAGTCTTCAGGTCGACAAACTGAAATACTTAAGAATTACCAACATAGCGGACTCTGGCACAGTAGACCTGAGGTTTACAGCCACGTCCGCTGTTGAAGAATACCTTGTCCAGCTTGGTGCTGGTGAGACCTACGTCTTGTTCAACAACGAGATGGATGTAAAGAGGTACACTTCTGGAGGCGCCAGCGAGCTTGGTGACGCTGTATCATTCACCAATTTTGACACACTGAAGGCAAAGGCAAGCACCAACTTGGCTGTTGAGCTGTTCGCTGCCTGCATCGACTAATCATGAGAGCAAGAAAAACGGGAGACCCCAAAAAAGAAACAGCTGCCGCTAGGAGAAGGCGTCTGAAAAACAGCCAGCGCAGTGCTGACGAAGTATTGGCAAAAAGAGCTCCAACGCCAAACAAGCGCAATACCAACAAAATGTCCTCAGAGGCCAAGAGAACAGCTTCTGTAATTAAGGAGGGGAAAACGAGGACTGAGAAGCAGAAATACAGATCTGAAAAGACCTTCCGCAAAGATTCTGTTAGAAACATTTCTGACGCCAGAGCCGCTCGTCTTAAGAAGCGCTTTGATAAGACGAAGCTTAAGAAGGACAGAGTAGAGGGCTATTCTGACAAGGGTTTTGATGATACAAGAGGAACGAAGAAGGGCTCTGTAACAAAAAGCCGTGGAGCTGCAGTAGACACCACCAAGGGGGCGGCTACTCTCTCTAGAACTAGAGGTAGAAAGGTTGTAAAAGCAGTAAGCAGAGATAAGGCTATGAAGCTCAAGAAGAAGTACAATAAGTTCGCCAAGGGCGGAAAGTTCCCAGATCTTACTGGTGACGGCAAGGTGACTCGTGCGGACATCTTGAAAGGAAGAGGCGTATTTAAGAGTGGAGGACGGGTTCCTACTGGGAAGTACAGAACCTCCGACGGCAGAGAGATCTCTAAGAGCGGAAGAAGAGAGGCTGCGATTAAGGAGATCAGGAGAAAGGCTAGCAACAAGGCTGCCAAGGCTCACAAGCGCGGAGAAAAGAAGGGCAAAAAGATCGTTGGGTACAGAAAGGGTCCTGGAGATCCAAGAATGCTGACTCAGCGTAAGCTTGCTGTATACAAGAAGGAAAAGAAGCAGAGAGACAAAGGAGAGAAGAAGGTACAGAAGTACATCGACAAGCAGGCTAGCAAGTATGCTCCAAAGCCAAAGAGGCAGCCAACACCAAGACCACCCAAAGTTAGAACTACTGGTGATGCCGTGATGTACAATACGCCTGAAAAGAAAAGAAAAGATCGTTGCGCCAAGAGGGGTGGCAGAGACTGCCGCAGAAAGCAGCGTGCATCTGGCGGAAGCGCAGCATTTAGGTAATGAAACTATCAAAGAATTTAACTTTAAACGAATGCCTTCGCAGCGGCGTAGCCGAGCGCCTTGGCATTGATAATGTACCAGATGATGAATGGGTTGTTGAAAATCTTAGACAAATTGCGGAGCGGGTATTTCAGCCTTGTCGCGACCATTTCGGAAGTCCTTTATACGTGTCGAGCGGCTATCGTTCGCCTGAGCTCAACCGTGCTATCGGCGGCTCAAAGCGTAGCCAGCATGTTCAAGGAAGGGCTCTCGATCTTGATGCGGATGTATTCGGAGGCTTTTCAAATGCTGAACTCTTCCACTACATTAAAGACAATTTGGAGTTCGATCAAATGGTTTGGGAGTTTGGTGATGGCGACAATCCTAGTTGGGTGCATGTTAGTTATGTTCACGATGGTCCAAATCGTAAGCGCTGTCTGGAGGCTTATCGAGACACTGATGGGAAAACTGCGTACAAAGTAATTTTTGACTGATGCCACTAGGACTAGGACAAGCAATCACTTCATCTGACATCTCAGCCAACGTAGCCGCAGAGAAGTCTGGAGGTCGCGTAAGCTATGCGAACACGAAGTCTTTGTTTTTGGATGGCACTGGAGACACTTTTGCTCCTGGATTTACAGCGTCCCAAAAAGAAACCTTCTTTCGGGACAGCTTTACAATTTCCTTCTGGGGTAACTTTAATTTTGACAACAACAACTGGACCGCCTTTGGGTTTGACAGCGCTACGGGTGCCGCAACCTCCCTCAACTTTAGACAGATCAACTTCGGGAGTTCCGTGTGGTATGTTACGGGTAAGTTTAATAATGTCCAATGGCAATCTAGCCTTATGTCCAATGGACTAAGCGGAGACAAGACCACTTGGGTTCATATTGCCATGACAATGGAAAAAGGGGCAAACCCTTCAGTTAACAACACCTTTAAGCTGTATCAAAATGGCTCTCTTGTTAACTCAGGGGGGACTGCTGCAACTATTGCTGGAAATATGTCGGCTACTACGTTTGATACAGATGTTGATCTGACCTTTGGAGCATTCACTACTTCTTCTAGCAGCAACCTCCACACAGACATGAAACTTGATGAAGTTGCTTTCTTTAACACCGCCCTTGATGCCAGCAACGTTGCTGCTATTTACAATAGCGGAAGCACCTTTGATCTCACGTCTGCTAACGGCAACTATAAGAAACAAGCCAACTTGGTTAGATACTACAGGCTTGAAGACAACCTCACCGACACGCAAGGCGTTACCGACGGCTCCACTCAGGGTGACCCAGCGTTTGATTCAAACACCCCAGATAGCTGATACAGATGAGCGAAACAAAAAGATTTGTCATTGTTGACAGCATCGAATTAGACGGGGAGTCAATAGACTTCTCTGTCCTTCCTTACACGTCAAAAGAAAAACTTAGGCACTCTCTTGATGGGTCGCAGGCTGTCATAAAGTTCTTTGGGAATAAGCCTTCCTTCCTCTATGGAAAGACTGCTTACACATACAATCAAATTCTCACTATCTTGCAAAACTCAGACTGGTACGAAGAGCCAAACCCGTCTGACTTCGAATAACACAGTCTAAACAATAATCATCAAACCATGAACAAATACCCAGGCGGAGGCCGCCTCAAGAGAAAAGAGGCCCAGCGCAAAAGACAACACAGCCGCGCTGTAAAGCGTCGCAGAAAGAAAGGTCACTCTTCAGTACCAAGCACAGCTGAGGGCCGTAGAGCCGCTTACTACAAGAAAGGCGGATTCCTTAAGAATATGGCTAGATCCCCTCTCGGAAAGGGCCTCTTGGAGGCTGGATCTCAGATGGGCGGCGTGATGGGCATGCTCTCAGCTAGAAAGCAAGCCAAGCAAGCTGCATCAGAAGCAGGCTTGACAGGAAAGGACGCTAAGAGAGCTATCAGAAGACAGACTCTTGCTGGAGTGCTTCCAGGACCCCTCGGTGCAGGCCTCAGAAAAGGAATGGGCGCTAAGGATATGGCCAACCCCACAGCTCGCGGTAAGGAGGGCGTGCTCGTCGAAGAAGGCGGAAGAGTCCCCAGACCTAAGACTCCTAGCAAGAAGATCAGACGCAAGCAAAGAAGAGGAAAAAAAGAAATGATGGAGCAGCAGCGCGTCAGCAAGATGAAAAAGAGCGCCAAGCGCAAAGTCAAGTACGTGACAGCTAGAAACGCTCCTCGTTTCAAGAATCCTCGCTCTAAGTAATTAGACTTCTAATTTTCTGTAAAAAGCCTGAACTTTGATTCGGGCTTTTTGCGTTATGGCATATCTCACCCTGTAGTTGTACTTAGTTTCATCTCTGAATAGGTGATCCTCGTACGTATCTGACGGGGTGAGCTTATCGAAGTGCTTGTATATGTATCCCTTGTTCATCAGGGGGTATACGTACCTGTTGCCAAAGTTGTTTTCATTCAGGCCGAGCTGCTCTGCAGCCCACTTGAGCGTAAAGAACTGTAGGTCGTAAGCCCACAAGAGTACCTCTAGCTCTGCGAAAGAGAGGTCTTCTTTCCTGTACTCTCGTCTACACTGCTTAAGATTCTTGAGATAGTTCCTACCAATACTTTTCGTATCTTGATAAGCAAAATCACGGAACATCTTTTTCCTTGATACCTTACTTCTGGCCATAACTATTGAACTATGAGTAACAAAGATAAAACCGATTTCTTGTTTGAGATGAGAGAACTAGCTCAAAAGATGGATGACTTGATCGACCAGTACGATGTGAGGCAAGATTTTGTTTCTATATTTGTAGCTGGGTTGGCCTCTGAGTCAAACAATGGCGACCTCAATTTGACTGCAATGTATAAGTATGACATCCAAGACCATGAGCAGCTTGACGCTATCCTGGAGTTCGTTAAGGAAACTTGCGATCCAGGACCAGATCTTAGCGACCTCTTGGGTGGTTTAGACATCTCTCTTAACTGATGGCCAGAAAGTACAGAGACAGGAAGCCTATTGATGGTCGCCTTCCAAAAGGTTACAAGAAGGCCCCTACGAACGCAAAAAACTGCGGCAACTGCATCTTTTACAAATCTGGTGGCAAATGTCAGTTCTGGAGGGGCGCAAAGGTTAGGCCTTCATACTTGTGCGCCAAGTGGGTAGACAAGTCTGAGAAGATTTTGAAGTTTGCCCCTAACCAGGAAAAGCCTCAAGAGCCTCTTGAGTTCTCTACGAAAACCAGTGGGGGCCACTACAGGATTGGAGAAAGAAAGAGAAGAAACTTCAAGTTGCTCTCTGAGAGAAGAAAAAGAAACGTTCAGTCAAACAGGCAACGGAGACAGCAATACTCCAACCAGAACAACAACAATAACAACACTCCACCGCCTACTCAAACAAATATATCAAGTGGAGGGGGTTATTAGAAAAATCGTTATTGGGAGAGATCCTAAGGATGCCATGGCTTATTACGTCGGAATGAGAGCTGGGGGCGGTGAGGTTAGTGCTATCGTGTACGACGAAGAGTCAATGGTGCGCTACAATCAAAGCAGATATCTTGTATATTTGCAAAGGGAAGACGGACAGCTTCTATGGAAGTCTGTCAACGAAATGCCCTGCCTAATCGAATACGACTAAAATTTTTAATCATGAGCAAGAGCAAAGGTTTGGGTGACTCTATCGAGAAGATCACCAAGGCTACGGGAATCAAGGCCATCGTTGATGCAGCCTCGAAAGCAACAGGCAAAGACTGTGGCTGTAAGGCAAGAAAAGAAGCATTAAACAAGGCTGTCCCGTACAAGAAATGAAGACATTCAATTTCTTCGTTGTTGAGCTAGAGAAGCCCATTAACGATACAATCAAGACTGAGAGCGGTCTTGAATTGTTTATTGAGACAAAGTTTGAGAACTCTGAGTTCGACTATCGAGTGACAGAGGGTCCCGTCGTAGCTGCCCCGTTCAAGTATGACACGGGGGTGGAGATCGGAGACACCCTGTACTTCCATCACCTTGTCGTTATGCAAGGAGGTCAAGTCCTTACTGGGTTCGACAACCACTACATCGTAAACTACAGCGATCAGTTCGCTGTTCAGAATCAGGCTATCGCATATAAGAGCCAAAAAAGTGGACACATACATACCCTCTTTGGCTGGGCTCTTCTCGAACCAGTCGAGCAAGAAAACGAAGTATCATCTGATACTATCGAAATCGTCAACCTTAAAGAGAAGCTCCCCACAAAGGCCCGTGTTGCATTTGACTCACAAGAGCTTCACGACATCGGAGCTAAGAAGGGTGACATCGTTGGATTCAAGGAGAATAGAGATTATCGCATCACCATTGATGGAAAGGAGTACTACAGAACAAGAGTAGAAGACCTTCTCTATGCCGAAGCCTAAGTTCACAACAGTAGAGGCGGCGAAGCGCCTCATGATCTCTATGGAGGCAGCCATCAACAACATGATTGACGAGGTGAAGAAGCCTGTTGATCCAGAAGCTGGAGGCGCTGCCAGGAAAGCAGAATTGCAGTCGATCAAACAGACCGCTACTGACTGCAAGGAGCTAATTATCGAAAGACAGCGGTTGGAACAAATGATCAAAGATCTACAGACAAATGGAGAAATCGAAGACGCAAAAGACTATAGCGGAGGTTTCGCTGAAAGATTCTCTAAATAACTGGAAAGAGATTGTATATCAGATGAATAAGACAGATTTTAAGTTCTGGGACGAGTCCTGGAATGACGAGTTCGAAGATTAAGCCATATATGTGGCCACTTTTTAAATACAGTATAATGCACAACAAAAGAAAGGTCATCGCCACGTTGACCACCATCCCGTCGAGAATGGAGCACGTCCATGTCACGATCGAATCCATCCTTAATCAAACCATCAAGCCTGACGAGGTTGTACTCTCTATCCCTACTCACTCAATTAGAGAGGAGAAGGACTACGAGTTAAGCGACGAAGTCAAGAAGCTGTCAGACGAAGGAAAGATCACCCTCCTTCACTGCGATGAAGACTATGGTCCTGCCACGAAGATTCTTGGCGTCCTGAAAAGAGAGATCGACCTTGACTACACGGAGGACAGGGAGCCCATCATCATTACTTTTGATGACGACAAGAGGTATAATGCCGACACGATCACCAATCTACTATCATCAGACCTCATCGAATGTGGCGTTGTGGTGTGCAGAAAGGGGTCTCGTATCTACATGGTTGATGAAGACCACCCCTTCCACACAGACAAGAACAACGGGATCCTTGAGCGCATCTACAGCGGGGCTGATGAGTCTAGCGTAAAGCGCGTCGACGTTCTCTTCGGTACTGGAGCGGTGGCGTATAGACCCTCTTACTTTGATCACGATGTGTTCGACTACAAGTCTGAAAACGAAGACTTCCCAGAGGTGTCAGCCTTCTTTGTAGACGACATCTTCTTGAGTGGATATCTCTCTGAGAAGGGCATCGGTATTGTCGTTGCATCCTTTGATAAGTCTCCTTTACAAGATAAGATGGCTACACATGTTCTTGACGTAAACACTCAGAACTCAAACGTTCAGCCTCTAGGCACGATCAACCGAACGACGCCAGAGCTGGGTAAGGAAACCATCAAATACTTCGACAAAGCATACAATAATCAGATGTGATTATATTTGCGTATGCGGGTCAAGAAGCGCGACTACAAGCAAGAATACAGGAAATACGGATCTGGTGGCAAGGCCAAACGTTACAGAGCCAAGCTCAACAAGATCAATAGACGTAAGGGTACTTACGGCAACGGAGATGGACTTGATGAAGCTCACGTTGGCGCTTCTGACAAAACAAAGCCTCAATCAGCTAGTGTTAATCGAGCTAATAACAGGCCTAAAGTCAGAAGAAGTCGATGAAGCCAAAAAGAAGACATAGAAAGAGGAGAGAGAATACCAACGTCAGAAAAGCAACGACAAAGGATCTCTTGACTATGCTCCATCAGCACGGATTCAAGCCTTCTGGAGCCTTTGACCCAAAAACCAGAGACGTTATTATGTTCCCTGGGGCAGACGACTCTGTGCTAGAGCACGAAATGACTCACGCTCAACAGTACGGTCCTATCGCTCAGAAGCTTGGCTTCGAGCCTAGGGCTCAAGACCGCCGCACAAGAAGAGCTGCTAGTGTTGTAGGAAGAAGAATGTCTCAGGAAACCTACGACGGACTTAGCAAGGATGGCTTCAGTCCTCTCAAGTATATGGTTGACGACCCCAAGGAGTTCGAGGCTATTGTAAGCTCAGCAGTGAAGTCTCCAGAGGCTCAGGCCGTTGACTTTAGCAAGTCGTTTGATGATATCCGCAAGGATCTGGACGCACTTCCAGAAGGCAGAACCAACACTAATCTAAGACTTCTCAGAAAAGCCATGAGCGAAGGGGATATGGATAAAAAGCAAAAACGCTTGTTTTTAAAAGCTCTTCGTTCTAACTTGCGATCATGAAGTACATTCTTATTTTAATCTCAATTTCATTTCTTTTCGCTGGTTGCGCTTCAAACACTACGGTAAAAAAGCACCACAGGTATCACAACTGGAACAAGCAGGGCCCAGACTTTCCCGATGTGGGGAGCCTGGGTTGCTTTGACTGCGACTAAAGGGCTGCGCCCGTAGCTCAGTTGGATAGAGCATCTGCCTTCTAAGCAGACGGTCACAGGTTCGAATCCTGTCGGGCGTACTAATTCAATAAACATGGCTAATTACATTTGCGACTGTTCAGAGCACGAAGAATCAAAGACTGGGGTTTCTATCAAGATGATTGATGGGAAGGCTCAGCACAACATTCAGTGCCCTTGTGGTAAGTACATGGGTCTGAAAGATCCAAAGACAGGAGTACCATCATTTAGAAGAGATAGTCACGGTCGTGTCTACTGATGAGGACATTATCAAGATTTGCCCCAACGGTTCGGAAGGTGAAACTATCGAGCTTGGTGGGCTGGTCATTCTTCTTCCCGCTCAGCCTCCCAAGAAGGAGATTGCAGGATATGGAGAGCCAAACCACTTGCAGGTGTGGACGCGCCCACCTATGCCAGAGGAGCTGTCTAGGATTAAGTCTATGGATGAGTGGAGCGAGATGCCTCGGGAGTTTCGACAGAAGTTTTCTCCGTATATCGAAGAGGAGTTTCGCCGCAGGCGTGAGGGCTTTTGGTTTTACAATGACGGTGTCCCTACATATATTACGGGGAGGCACTATATGATGCTCCAGTGGACCCGAATGGACATCGGGTATCCTGACTTTCTTGAGTTCCAAAGAGATATTTTCGTACATTTGGCTGCGTGTGAGGCGGACGCCCGTTGTATTGGGCAACTCTACACTAAGTGCAGACGTAGCGGGTACACGAATATCTGCTCGTCTGTGCTTCTAGATGAAGCGACGCAAGTCAAGGACAAGCTCCTTGGCATCCAGTCAAAGACTGGTAAGGACGCTCAAGAGAATATATTCATGAAGAAGGTGGTCTACATGTTCCGCCACTACCCCTTCTTTTTTAAACCCATTCAAGATGGTACCACGAATCCACGCATGGAGCTGGCTTTTCGCGAGCCGAGTAAGAGAATCACGAAGAAGAATAAGACTTCGCAGAAGGGCGAAGCTCTTAATACGGTCATAAACTGGAAGAACACCACTAACAACGCATACGACGGTGAAAAGCTTCACCTGATGTATCTAGATGAGGCTGGAAAATGGGAAAAACCTACAGACATAAGGGACGCCTGGAGGATTCAACGGACGTGTTTGATCGTCGGGCGAAGAGTCGTCGGAAAAGCTCTAGTCGGAAGTACAGTAAATCCGATGGACAAGGGCGGAAAAGAGTACAAGGAGCTATGGGAGGATTCGGACCCGAGTCAGAGGAATGCGAATGGTAGAACTAGGTCTGGGCTATATCGACTCTTCATTCCAGCTCAAGAGTCTTTGGAGGGATTTTTTGACATTCATGGACGCCCCGTCGTTGAAGATCCTGATAGCCCTGTGGCTGGTCTTGATGGCGATAACATTGTTCAAGGGTCGAAACAATACCTGAAGAACGAAAGAGAAGCCTTCAAGTCAAACCCCTCAGAGCTGAACGAAATAACAAGGCAGTTCCCTTTTACAGAGGACGAAGCCTTTCGCGACAGTATCGACGGGAGCATATTTAACATTGGTAAGATCTATCAGCAGATCGAGCATAACGATGAGCTCTTCCCAAACCCCGTTGTCCGTGGTAACTTCGTATGGAAGGTCAAGGACGAAGAGGTTGTGTTCTCTCCTGATCCCAACGGTAGGTTCCGTGTAGCCTGGATGCCAGAGCCTGGAGAAAGAAACGTCAAGAAAGAGGAGAGAGGCAAAAGGGTTCCTCCCTTTGAGGAGTTCGGGTGCGGAGGCGTTGACTCATACGACTTGGATGCGACCGTAGATGGCAGAGGCTCTAAGGGGGCTCTTCACTTGTACAACAAGTTCTCTATGGGTAGGCCAGCAAACATGTTTGTTGTTGAGTATGCTTCTCGTCCAGACCTGGCTAAGATCTTCTACGAAGACTGTCTTATGGCGGCCTTTTTCTACGGATACCCTCTCTTAATTGAAAACAATAAGTACGGTATCGCAAGGTACTTTGAATCAAGAGGTTACGATGGATACCTACTTGACAGACCTAAGCATTTGAGCTCTAGCTCAGCCAGCATCAAAGTAAAGACCAAGGGTATCCCCTCAAACTCTCAGGATGTAATCCACGCCCACGCTCAAGCTATTGAAGCCTATATTCACGACCATGTCGGAGTCAACTATGAGACTGGTGAAATGGGTAAGATGTATCTTAACAGAACTCTTGAGGATTGGATTGGATATAAGATTGACAAGAGAACTAAGTTTGACCTTACGATTAGCTCTGGCCTTGCTTTATTGGCGGCTCAAAAGTCTAAGCCAAAGCCTAAGTCTGACTTCTCTGAGAAGCGGTTTTTCAGGCGATACAAGGTAATCGGCTAATTTCCTATATTTGCACAATAACTCTGCACACTAGAAATGAGCATTTACAATCAAAAAGAGGAGGGGTTCGGCTTTCCCGACCCTTTGGCTAGTGCGGAGGAGAAAGCAACAAATTCCTACGGTCTTAAGTATGCGAAGGCGATCGAGAAGCAGTGGGGTAAGAACAGCGAAACCTCCAGCCTTTTCGGGAAGCGGAACAAGATGTTCCAGAAGAATAGAGACTATTCTAACGGAGTTCAGGACACGAGCATCTACAAGAAACTGTTGAGGTCTCTTGACCCCAATGAGGGTGACGGTAGCTTGCTGAACCTGGACTACACGCCAGTTCCCATTCTCCCCAAGTTCGTACGGATTGTTGTAAACAAGATTCTATCTAGAAACCTGTACCCAAACCTTGAGGCTGTAGACCCTCTGTCTTCTTCTGAGAAAAACGAGAAGAAGAGAAAGATGAGGTTGCAGGTGGAGGCAAAGGAACAGCTGGCACAGCTGAAGGCTCAGACGGGCGTTGTCCTCGACATGGACCCAGACGAGATTCCTGATACCCCAGAGGAGGCCGAGATCCTGATGGAGACAAACATCAAGACCGATGCAGAGGTATCTGCACAAATCGGTACAGAGATGACTCTCCGCTGGAACGACTTTGATCAGAGCGTGTTCAGAAGAGCAGTTAATGATCTCGTGACTCTTGGTACTGCTGTAGTAAAAAGATCAAACGATCCAAACTACGGGATTACAACTCACTACGTAGACCCATTGAACTTCGTGCATAGCTACACGGAGGACCCAGGGATGAACGACCTGGTGTACGCTGGTCATGTGAAGAAGATCACCATCGGTGAGTTGAAGCGCCTCGCTGGGGACGCCTTCGATGAGCAAGACTACGAAAAGATTGCCTTGGCTGTTCGCAGCTCTAACGGCAACAAGTACTCTGCATACAACAAAAGTCGCTTTGACGAGCGCTCAGGCAGATACGTTTACGAGTACGACCAGTACACCGTGGAGGTGATGGACTTTGAGTTCAAAGCAGTAGACTGCATCTACTTCGAAGAGAAAGAGAACAGACACGGCAACACCAACTTCTACTACAAGGGCTTTGACTACAAGACCCCTCAAGGTAGCGTTTACGAAAGGACTCCCCACAAGATGGAGGTCGAGTGCGTGTACGGAGGTAGCTTCATTATGAGCACCAACTACATTTTTGGCTACGAGAAGGCCAAGAACATGCCCAAGAACATCCATGACCTCAGCAGGGCTCAGCTTTCATATTCAGCTGTATGCACGAATCTGAGAGACATGAAGCCCAAGTCCATGGTGGACAGCTGTATGGGCTTTGCAGACATGCTGCAGATCACTCACCTGAAGATTCAGCAAGCTATCGCCAAAGCTAAGCCTGACGGTTTGGTCATTGACATTGAAGGTTTGGAGAACGTGCAGCTTGGCAAGGGTGGAGACCTTCAGCCTCTCGACTTGCACGACATCTACGAAAAGACTGGTGTCTTCTACTACAGAAGCAAGAATGCTGAGGGTGGATTCCAGGGGTCTCCTATTCAGCCTATCCAGAACAACATCAGAAACATCAACGAGTTGATTGGCATCTACAATCACTACTTGCAGATGATTCGTGACACAACGGGAATCAATGAGGCCATGGACGCCTCTTCGCCTAAGGGAGATGCCCTTGTTGGAGTGAGAGAGCAAGCTATTGCAGCGGGCAACAACGCCATCTACGACATCACCAACGCTTCTATGGTTATCTACAAGAAGGTGTGTGAGGATATTGTCAAGTGCTTGCAGGTCATCCCTGAAGGCTCTGTATTGCACAAGGCTTACGAGAACGCTATCGGCGTGACCAACACTAAGGCTATCATGTCTTTCAGAAGCCTTCCTATGTACAACTTCGGCGTCTTGGTCAACAAAGACATGGAGGACGCTGACAAGCAGTACCTGGAGCAGAACATTCAAATGTCTCTGCAGCAACAGGAGATCGACTTGGAGGACGCCATGGCCATCAGGTCTATGAAAGATGTAAATCAGGCTGAACGCCTTCTTATTGTGCGCCGCAAGAAGCGCATGAAGGCAACTCAGGAAACAGCTCAGCAGAACGCTCAACAACAGTCAGAGCAAGCGCAGCAGGCAGCTCAGGCAGCAAGCCAGGCGAAGCAACAGGAAATGCAGATGGAGGCTCAGATCGAAACTCAGAAGATGCAGCTCAAGGCTCAGCTCGATATGCAGCTGGAGCAGATGAAGCACGAGTTCGAGAAAGAGATCGCCATCATCAAGGCTCAGTCTATGCTCGGATTCAGAGCTGAGGACCAAGAGTTCAAAGAGAAGCTCGAAACCTTCAAAGAGGAGAAGAAGGACGACCGTATCGAAAAGCAAGCAGCAGAACAATCTAAGCTCCTCGCTCAAAGACAAGGTGAGGGAGGCGAAGTACAACAACCAATGACCAATCAGTAATGGGAAGCATAAACACAGACATCGCTCAAACTTTGGACATCACATGCCGCCGTGGAGACACCTTGGCTCTGGACATCACGTTTAAAGACTCTTCTACCACTGACAACGCCTTTATTCCTATCGACTCTGGATACGAGTTTAACATGGATGTAAGAACCACAGCTAACGATAATAGCTCTTCACCCATTCTTAGCGATGAAAACTCTCCTGGAACAGGTACGGCTGGTATCATTTCGCTTGATGCTACTACTGGTGGGGCAAGCGGAGTCCTCAAGGTTACTATCCCAGATACAGCTATGGCCAACGTTCCTGGGGGTAACTATGTGTACGACATCCAAGCCGTCCAGACAGGCTCAGAGACCACGACGACCTGGGTCAAAGGTAGCTTCACTGTCAACGAAGACGTAACCATTGGCTAAGGTTGGCTCAGTGCTATGAATACACTGTATCTGTAGACCTATCTACAGCCTCTTCTACTGTCTCCATAGACAATAGCAGCAAGTCTGCTAGTGTAAAGGTTCTTCATAGGATCGACTATCTCAATCAGAAGCCTTATGAGCCTGTAGAGTTTCCTGCTCAATCAGACTTAAGGTTTTGGTTCGACTTTTCGGACCCTGCATGTTTCGATGGGGTCAGTTCTTCGTTCAACGACCTGTCTGGAAATGGAAACAACGGTCAGATTATTGACGCGGCCACTGGTTCTGCGTTGGCCTCTGCTGAGGGTCTTGTAAAAACCACCAATCAAGGGACTGCGATAAGTTTGCCTTATCAAGACGGCAAGGCTCTGAGGTGGGGTGCGCCTTCCGACGTGCCTAGCTCTTTTACTGGAGTGCTCGTTGCTGTGAGCAATCATCGTCCTGAGGACATAATTGGACTTGTTGAAGATGGCGTAGGCGCTCCTGAAGATATACAAACAGTTCAGCTTGAGTCCGCAGGGGCAGAGTTTATGACAAGGGGTGGAGGCGGTGTTCGATTTGGCACCCATTACGAGCTCAACACCTACCGAGATAGAGTAACCTCCTACTCGTACCCCCCTGACGGCGTTTTTGATCGACCCAACCAACTAGGTCTTCAATTCCTACGTCAGTTATGTACAACCTTTGGTGTGGACGACATCTACACGTACGCTACAAACTATTACAACGCTTACCCAGACGCTGGATCAAATCCAAACCTTGTTCCATTCTTAAATGGTTATCTTAATTTAAATTCATACGTTAATAAGTACCTGTACCCCGATGGAGAAACTGGCGTGTCAGGCGGCACAAGATGGATGTATTCAGATCGGCACGCGGGTCTTGGCTCTGGCGACGTTCAGATTATATCCTTTTCTGTTGACGACACTGTAGTGTCCAACTATTTAAACGGGCAAGAGATATCAAATCAAAGCGTTAGATCAGGGAGAAACCCATCTTCCAGCAACGTTTGGCATGCAGGTATCGTGGTCAACAACGATGGAACCCTTAGGTTAAACAGTAACGCTGGTGGTCAGTTTTACGCAATGGCTTTCTATGAAAAAGCACTTTCTGCGGAAGAGCACAGACAGGTTTACGATTACTACAACAGAGCTACTATTAGACCCTCCTTTCCTTACAAGCTTGGACTACCACCCTCTGTGCAGGTAAGGACTGAAGTTTCGGAAGGGGATGTCTTTTACACCAGCGGCATTTATGAAGGTCTCCAGTACGGTATTCAAGGAGGCGGAAGACAAAAAGCGGAGATCCTGATAGACCCCTCTTTGGCTTCTGTGGCTCAAGACATATCTATCGACGCCAGCGCCAAAACGTCTTCAGTGTCTATCGACAACTCAAGCCATGAGGTAGATGCTCTTGTGTGTCCCTTAGGGCCTCTCAATCCTTTTACCTTTGAGATCAACACCACAAACCTCACTTACGATAATTACGACTATTACAAGAGACCTGGTGTCCTAACGAACGCTGTAGCCGAAAATAATGTTCCTTCGGTGATTGCCACCTTCCCTAGTGCCACACCTTCTTCTGGAGCAAATGTAATATCCAGTGCTTCAAATCAGTATACCTTACCTACAGTTGAAGGCGGTGACTACAACTTTAAAGTTTTTTGGGGTGACGGAAACGAAGACTACATCACTGAATGGAACGACCCTAAAATCACTCATACGTACCAAGATTCTGGAGCTTTTGTTATCAGGATTGACGGAGTGTTCTCAGGGATGAACTTTCACTTTAACAAGCATACAGGCCATCGTGAAGGTGCGAAGCTTATCAACATCATGGATTGGGGTAATGCTGCTTTGGATCTCTGTTCTTTTGTTAGGGTACCAAGACCAGACGGATCTACAAGTTCTTTAGGTGTCTTTGCGGATTGCCCAAACTGGATTATGACGGCTACAGAGCCACCTAAATTTGAGGTTACAGCAGAGAGGACAAATCCTACGATAAAAGGTCAATTACAGCCAGGCTTCTCAACCGAAACTGGCAGAGAATTTCCTGGATCTAATTTGCCAGGAGGTGTGTTTACTGGGTGTGTAAACCTTCAGGGTGACTTTACAAAATGGGGCACATCACAGGCGCCTCTTCAGGGGTCTTTGTATAACCAAATGCGAAGAATGTGGAATGCCACCCCAAACTTTGGTTTTGAAATGCACTTTGGTTCCAATCAGTACTTAGCGTTCAGCCAATCATCCATCGTAAACGCCGATGGAACCGCAATTCAAGGAAGCTGTCCTGCGAATTTCGAAATAACCAACTGGAAGCCTCATCCCAACCTTATAGACACAAGAACAGTTCAGTATCAGACTATGTTTGGCAGTATGGACAACTTCAACCCTTCCGACGTCTCTGCTTTTGTAACGGATAAAGTTACTAGCCTAAGGGCCACCTTTCCTGGTCTAAATAGCTGGACTGGCGGAGGAGTTGAAAATTGGGATACAAGTAGCGTAGTTTCTTTTAACAGTGCGTTTCAGCAATGCGACTCTTTTAATGTCCCTGTACACATGTGGGTCATAAACACAGACAACCCTGACGGAGTTGACATGGCCTCTATGTTCTACGGATGTGATATTTTTAATCAGAGAGTAGATACTTGGGATTTTACCAATGTCATTACAACGAACAGGATTTTCCGAGATGCTTCTGAATACAACAACGGAGGACATTCATGGACTAGTGAAAACTGGGCTAGAAACGCCAGCATGAGTGAAATGTTTCGTAGCACCAGCTTCAATCAAGATGTTTCTGAGTGGATTATGCCTTCTGTTTCGTTCGCAGCAGGAGGGCTTTTCTATGGTACCCCTTTCAACAATCCTGTTGACACCCATACAGATGATCAAGGTCAGACATATTGGGATATGTCTAACTGCACTAGTATTATCAACATGTTCGCAAAAGATGTTGATTTTAACCAACCTTTAAATAACTGGGACACAAGTCAGGTGACAAATATGAGTCTGACGTTTGAGGGCGCATACAGCTTTAATCAGGACCTGAGCAACTGGGATGTCTCTAATGTCACCACTTTTGATAGAATGTTTCAAAATGCAAGGTCTTTTAACGGTGAGGTTGGGACTTGGACCATCAATACTAACGAGCCAGTTAGGATGTTTGGAATGTTTTATAACTGCCCTCATCTTTTTGATGGTCAAAACGGTCGAGGAGGTGATCTTTCTGGATGGGATACAAGTCAGGTTAATTCGATGGCTCAGATGTTTTACAACAGTAGCCAGTTTAGGCGTTCATACTGGGGAGAGGAGGACCCCTCGGTTCTTTCTTACACTCACACCAACGGTGTAAATTATGTCCCAGATTGGAGTCCAGGTGTCGGAGGATGGGATACTGGCAATGTCACTAGCTTCAGTAACATGTTCTTCCAGGCAGGAACGTTTAATGAAGACATCAGCGGATGGAACGTAAGTAAGAGCACTTCTTTTGCAAGGTTTTTAAAGTCTTGTTTTAAGTTTGACAGAGACCTGTCTTCTTGGTCCTTGAATACTGACCCGTCTGCAAACGTCAGTCTCCACGAAATGTTTATGAATTGCGTGGTCTTTAACAACGGAGGCTCAGCAGGCATAGACAACTGGGACACCTCTAGGGTGGTTAATATGGGTGAGATGTTTAGAGCATGCCAGGCGTTCAATCAACCCATTGGCTCTTGGGATACTTCCAATGTGACTGACATGCAGTTTATGTTCACAGGCGCCAACGCCTTCAACCAAGACATTGGCAACTGGGATACTTCTAGCGTGACAAACATGATAAACATGTTCTTGAGCGCCGACGCCTTTAACCAGGACTTGAGCTCTTGGGATTTAAGTAGCGTTACAAACATAGCCTCAATGTTTGACGGTACCGCAATGTCAAAGGCAAATCTAGACACCACTATTCAGGGCTGGTGTGCTAATGCAAACACTCCATCTGGTCTTAGCATTGGCAAAATCCCTCTTAATGGCACTACAGAGCTTTTGGACTCAGCGACGATTTCTGCTATGACTGCTAAGGGCATGACTGGCACATACAGCAACGGAAGCGCGATTTACTGATAATCCTTATATTTGCTTCATGAGAGCAAAGAGAAGGCAAAAGATGCCTAGCATGAAGATGGGGGTTCACAAGAGCAGATCTGGTGGACTTACCTCTGCTGGTGTTAAGGCCTTCAGACGTGCCAACCCTGGCAGCAAGCTAAAAACCGCTGTCACCACGAAGCCATCAAAACTCAAAGCTGGTAGCAAGGCCGCAAAGAGACGCAAGTCTTTCTGCGCTCGCATGGGAGGTATGCCTGGGCCTATGAAGAAGCCCAACGGGAAACCAACACGTAAGGCGCTAGCGCTTAGAAAGTGGAACTGCTAATGAAGGTGATGAAAAAAAAGGTCTCAGTAGACCCACCAAAAGGATACCACTGGATGGAGGAGCGCGGTAGATACTACCTCATGAAAGGGGAGTACAAACCGCATCCTGGTGCCGTGGCTAAAGCAAAGTTCAAAACAGTATCGCACTCATGAAAGCAAAGACAAAAAAAGACGCCTGCTATCACAAAGTGAAGGCTAGATACAGCGTGTGGCCTTCGGCTTACGCTTCAGGGGCTTTGGCTAAGTGCCGCAAGCAGGGTGCCTCAAACTGGGGCAACAAAGGAAAGAAGTAATGCCCAAGGTCAGGAAGACACAGGCAGGTCTCAACCTAAAGCGCTGGTTCAAAGAGGACTGGCGAACGCTCTCTGGAGATAAGGATTACTCCAAGGGGGACAGGACTTTTCGTCCCACAAAAAGAATCTCAAGCAAGACCCCAGTAACTGCTGGCGAACTCACTCCAGCCGAAAAAGCAAGAGCAAGGAGAGAGAAGCGTCAGAAGGGAAGGGTGTCTAGATATCGTGTTCTAAAGAGGAAACGATAAATACTTATATTTGCACAAACTAAACTTTTCAAAATGGCTACAACATCCGCATCCATCTCGCTGAACAGCCCTGACATCACTGCTGATGTCTTGTCGTTGAGCACAAGCACCCAGTTTAAGAAGGCTGGAACCAACACTGGCATCGACCAGACCACAGGCGCAGCTAGAGCTCTCTACGCTACCGCCCAAACAGACACTGTCTTGTTTGCTGCTGCAGACTTTACAAACGACAAGGCTCACAAGATCTACATCAAGAATCCTTCGTCTAACGCTGCAGAGTACATCAGCTTGAAAGCTGGCTCTCAAGAGCTCGGGAGATTGTATGCTGGTGACTTCGCTCTTATTCCATGGCAGGGCACGTATGACTTTAAGTTCTCTACGTCAGCCATCAACATGAAGATCGAACACATCCTCTTTCACGAAGGGTAATGGGTAGAGTAAACGCACAGCTGAGCATTCAGGCGAACGACGTCCTCCCCACTAGACTGAACCTTAGTCTTGGTTCAGCTATTGAGGCGGACTCTGGCGTCTTGATGAAAGCAAAGGTTGTCAAGACCGCTGTGCATGCTGACGCTCTAACTGTATACAAAGCTGACGACAAAGTCACCAACGCATACCTATTCGTTAGAAACGTCAACGCAGAAAGGGAGAACTACATCTACCTATACAACGACACTGACTCGGACGCTGCTGTAGCCAAGCTAGGGGGAGGTGAGTTTGTGTTTCTGCCCATGCACGTTGACAAGACATTTAAGGTCTACGGGACTCTCGTTGACCAAGTTGTTGAATACGGAGTGTTTGGTGTCGATAGCTCGGCTGTAACTCTCGGATAATAAATAAGATATGGCAAACAACT